ACTTAAGAATCCGAGTCATGAAGGAAAACTCGCAATGTTCTTTCCGCGAGAAACGGTCCGTATCGGCGACTGCCTAGCCATCATCTGCACGGCTATTGGGACACATAAACACGTCAAATTAGGGGAGCCGATCAAACATCTTAGGCCAAGTGTAAGGTTTGAAGATGAGACGTGGCGCGCTCCCCGTTTGGCCTACCATCTTAATGTCGCACGAATTTTGCGATGCCCGAGACGACGCGCCAGCGGATTGATCCTGCATACTTGCGATCACGAGTGGTGTGTCGAACCCTCGCACCTTTATAAGGGCACGCAAAAACAGAACATGATGGATGTTTCAAGGCGGCATCCAACGATCAGGGCCACTCGATCAAATAACATGAAAAAACGGATGGCCGCCCGATGCGCAAGCTGATTTGCGCCTCCTGCGGCAAGCACTGGACTCTGAAAAAGGGTCAGCCCCGGACCGAATCCTGCCCCGGTTGTCGGCACCGGCACCTGAGTTCCGCCGCTCGGCGAGCATGGGACCGCAGACATCGTTTAGGAGCCCCTCCAGTGGCCATTGAGGAGCCGGGCACCAACCTACCGGACACCCTCGAAAATCTCATGAGGGCGGCTGACGCGGCCAGCGCCAAGGCCTTGGAGGCCGCCCTTTCGATAGCCCGGCGACCCCTCAAAGGGAACCGGGAAAATTAACAGCCCCGGCAGATCGGTTTCGGCGGCGGCGGGATCGGCGGCAGATCGTCAACCTGTGACCGTCTATCGTGAGTAATTCCAAAAGTGCGGCAGACCGACCGGACCTCCCATCAGGCCAGCGAGCCAGATCGCGACGGCAATGAAGCAGATCAACGCGACGATGATCTGGCCGAACTTATAGACGTTGGCGTCAATGCCCTTGCCGGTGAACCATGTGAACACCCAGACGAGGGCATAGGCGATGAAGATGACGATGGCGCAGTAGAGCAGCAACTCCAGAAACGAGATCACGATTCCCATTTGATTTTCTCCCTGAGTTGGCCTAAAGCCAAACGACTAGGCGAGGCGTGGTACGGTGTGGCATCGCATGGCAAGGTGGGGTGTGGCCCCGCGTGGCACGGCAAGGCAGGCTTCTAACAAAAAGACCCTCACTGTTTTGGCAGTGAGGGTTTTCCTTTTTAGGAAATCGGTAGGCCGTTGACCAAAATTGTGACATCGCCGATCACATCGACCTCGATCCGGACGGTTGGCTGTTTCACGGGCGGTAGCGGCTCGATCACTTCGCCCGGCGGCTCTGTCACTTCCTCGCCCTTGCCGCCCAGCACGGTCGCGATGGCATCGCAGATCAGGTCGAAGTTTGATTCGTAGGCTTCGGCGTCGGACGAGCTGTCCACGAAACAGGTCTCGATCAGGATCGAGGCCTCCTCGGTGCTGTTCAGAAAGAACAGGTCGGTCCGCTTCTTCGCGCCCCGGTCGATGAAGTCACCCGCCTCGGCGATGGCGTTCGACATCTCGCCTGCGAGCGCGCCCTGCGTCACGTACAAAACCTCGGTGCCCATCGGCTTGTCGGTCTCGACATAGGCGTTGAAGTGAACACTGACGTCGAGATCGCGCTCCTGCGCATTGTGGTAGTCCACGATGGTGTTGAGGTTTTCGTTTTGCGACGTCGAAGTGTCGTCGTGAAACACCACGACATCGACGCCACGGATCGTGAGCTTTTCGGCGATGCGGTCCACCACGCGACGGGCCTCATCGACCTCGTCGAGGATTCCGCTGGCACCGCGCACCAGCTTGCCGTGGCCGGACGATATGACGATGGTGCTGTAGGGCATCTCGGTTTCTCCGCGTTGGTGGTACGGGAAAATCACTTCGACTTCGTCGTCGGTCTCGATGCCGAGCGCCGCCATCAGTCCGGGCGAGATGTCGGCGATCCGGTCGGTGTCTTGGTGTGGTCCCCAGTCGGCGGGATAGGCGGGATAGGCTTTGCCGGTCTTGACGCTGCGCACCAGCGCCACCGTCTGCAGCAATTCCGCTTTCGACACCTCATCATAATTCCAGCGACAAGCGATATAAGGCCGCGCTGGATCGAGTCGCCGAGCCAGCCCGGTTGTTCCGGCGGGCTGTTGAGGCAGGAACAGATGCGGCGCATCATCGACGTCGTAAATGAACGCCAGCCCCTCGTCCGGCGAAACCCCTGTATCATCCGGTCCCCCAAACCACGAAACCTTGCCGCAAAGCCGCGTCATCTGCTGTCCTTCATTGGTGAAATGTGCAGCTCCTTGGTCATGATGGTGACGATCCGCTCGATGCGCGAAGTGTTGCTGTCTGTCGTCTTTTCGAGCACCGTCAGACGATTGTTGATTTCGGCGAGGTGCGGCGAGCCGCGAATCTCCAGCGTGTTGACACGATTTTCTAAGTTCACCATGTACGACAGGCCCCACGCCCCGCCACTGATCAGCGCGAGCGCCTGCGCGATCAGGAAATAGACCAAGGTCGCGTTGTCCCGCACCCATGATTTGAGTTGGGTCATTTCGTGCCTTCCAGCGCCTCGATCCGCGTCATCATGCCGGTTTGACAGCTAACCGTCCCTCTAGCCCGGCTACCCTTGCCCGCAACGCCTTCAACTCTTGCAACAACAACGGCACATATTTGCTGTAGTCGATACCCCATGCATCCTCGATCTCGTTATGGGTCACGGCTTGCGGATAAACTTCATTGGCCTGCTGCGCGCTGACGCCGTAGGATCGCTCGCCGGTCGCCTTCCATTTGAAATTGTAGACTTCAGTAGCATCGATGATGCGTCCGGCATCGAATGTTTTTAAGTCTTCCTTGAGCCGTATGTCAGACGACGTAGAGTAAACCGTGGTTGTGGCGGTTGTGTTGATCCAACCGGCTTGTCCTGCTGTCGCGTTGTAGAAAACAATGGGGTAGGCGTTGTCTTGACTACACTTAAAAGTTTGACCGTAAAGACCGGCAGCGCTGTTGAACCCGATGTTGATAGCCGAAGTGGAACCAACCGGCGACGATGGACCGACAATTAGATTTCCACCGACCAGATTGTAATTGTTGCCGTCGTAGTACAGATATTTGTTGTTGGTATTGCCGAAGAAGATCATACCTATTGTCGGCGTCGAATTGCGGACCACATAGTGATCACCAGTAGCGCCGATGCCAGAGGTTCCAACATTGAAGCCGGTCGAGACAACTCCGCCAGAAACAAGAAACGACGCACCACCGTTTAGAGTGAAATTGTTGCCGTCGTAGTTCAGATATTTGGTGCCACTGTTGCCGAAAAAGTAAGAGCCGGTGGTCGCACTCTGCGCGGACATAACACCGCCGTTCGCGGTCAACGCTGTCGTTGTGAGCGGTCCGCTCATCGTGTCGCCAGCCTTCGACACCTTCGTATCGGCGTAGCTCTTGGCGGCTGCATCAGTCGGATTGACGGGCGGCGCGACCAGCGTCAATAGCCCCGTCATCGCTGCCGATCCGTCGGTCCAGACCGGGGTCTTGCCGCCCATTGGAGCGCCGACGGTTGTCCACTTCTCGCCATCCCATGAGTAGGTCGGTACGCCTGTGATTGGCGCTGCCGGATATTTTTGGCCGACCGTCGGCGCGTTTGGGAAGTCAAGTGCCATCAGAACCTCGCATCCGCTGTCCAGTGTCCCTGTAATTGGCTCTCTGTCGCTGGCACATTTCCATAAACATTTGACCCATGTTCGCCAATCGCAAGCGTGTTCGCAGCCACATCCACAGCAAGAATAATCCCTCGCAATTTTCCCGATGCGCCTGTTGCTGGCGAATACCAAGTCATTAAGGGAGAAGCGCGTTTTCTGACGGCAAATGACGAATACAAAGCGATTGCAAGACCGCCAGTTGGCGCAGCGATCCCAACAAAATGCACGCACCCATTAGAGCTTACCGAACCCAACGCCACGTTATAGTCATAGCTTTTTTCGTAGTACCGCTGGCACAGCAGCAGCTCCTGATCGAACGGTCGCATGATAAATGGAGCACGCGCCGCAGATGGAGCTTCGATGCCGGGAAGCACGACGACGCCGGTTAAGCGAAACACATCGGAAGTGGCAGCAACCGCATTGACTTGTCCTGCCGCGACTTGCATAGCTCCCGCCGCCCACACATTGTTAGATGGTGCTGGCGTTGCGCCGTTCGCCATCGTGAAGGCGATAAAGAGGCCAATCGTATTATCGACGTTCCACGTCCCGGCGGTGTCGCCGGGGATCGTGACGACCTTGTATTCTGCTGTATCAGCGACGTTCTGGGTGTAGGTCGCGACACAATAACGATTGGTAGCGGCATTTTGAAAAGAAATGCTGTAGGTGCCCGTCCGGTGATGGCCGGTCCAGAAACCAACCGTCAATGGCTGCGCGTTTGCCGTGCCCCAGCCCAGCCGCGCAACCCGGTAACCTTCAATTGCCGTCCAGACGCCGACACCATCGGTACTCCCCAACGACGCCTGCGGAGTTGTAACGACAACGCCAATGCTCGATGAAGCAACGCCCGCAAACAGGCCCGGCACAGTGAACTGAGCGCCACCGACCATCATCGTGCCTATTTTCGAGAGTTTCCAGCTATCGCATATTGATGCAGCCGTTGCAGAAACCCCTGCCGTGCCCAGTTCCTGACTGACACTCATCGACCCGTTGATTTGTAACCCGTTATATGCAAGCGCGTCGAACGGTGCGGCGTAGATGTTCTGCCGTGCCTGCGTCTGCTGCGGTGGCGTGAGGGACTGCGCTGCGGTCGTAACGAAGGTCGAAGGGTCCGGTTGCGGACAGGCGATCACCCACTGCGTCGAGGTGCCGTCGTTGTATCGCAAGTAGAGCATCCCGGTGTCGCTCTCAAACCAGAGCGTGCTATCGCCCGCGCCAGCCGGTGGCGTGTCGGAAACGGCAACCGACGTCACGCCAGCCGGACCTTGCGGACCTATCGGACCTTGCGGCCCGATCAGCGACGTGCCTGCGGGCCACGCTCCCGCCGCCTTCGGGCCGAACAGGATGTGCGTCGTCGTGTTGATGTAGAAATTGCCATCGACACCCGTGCCCGCCACCGGATCAATCGCGCCGTACAGCACGGTGTTGCCGGGGATGCCCTGAATGCCTTGCGGTCCCTGAATGCCCTGCGGACCTTGGTTGCCCTGCGGACCCTGCGGACCCTGCGCACCGATGTCGCCTTTGATGCCCTGCGGACCCTGCGCGCCGGTCGCGCCGGTCGCGCCCTGCGGCCCAATCAGCGATGTGCCCGCAGGCCACACGTTGCCGAGCTTCGGGCCGAAGATGAAATGCGTCGTCGTGTTGATATAGAAGTCGCCGTTGGCTCCGTAGGTGTTCACCGGATCAGCGGTGCCGTAGCCAACCGTGTTGCCCTTCGGTCCCTGCGGGCCGGGAGGGCCGGGAGGGCCGACAACCGTTGACGGTGGACCGGCTGGACCCGGAGGACCGGGCGGTCCCTGATCCATCGTCTGGATGACGTTGACTTCGCTGTCCGAGACGACAATCACCGAACTGTCGCTGCTGGCGATGTCCAGCTCGTCAATGTTGGTGATGCTCAGATCGTTCATCGCGTCGGCCCCGCGTTGTTGGTGAGAAGGCCAGACCAGACCCGAATTTTATAGCCGCCGTTCGTGGCGATGTTTGACTGATCGAAATCGCCAACCCCCAGCCGCTCCAGCGTGTCCTGCGCAATTCGCACCGTGAACTGACCAATGACCGGATTGGTAAAGACAATCTCGCCAGTATCGGTTGCGAGCCGTAGCACCGCCACCTGATCTTCGGCGTGACGCCGCAGCATCATTTCCATTTGCATTCCGGTCAGGTTGATTGGCGCACCAGCAAGGGTCTGCCACACAAACGTGCGGTAGAAGTCCGCATCATTCCAGACCGTGATGTTGACGATAGCCATAGCAGACCCTTCTACGGGTAGACGTTCGATATTGCGGCATAGGCGCTGTCGATCTGCGCCATCGTGGTGATGGTGCCGCCGTCGATGCCGGTCAGCGTGGTGCTTTCACAGTTGAAGCATTTCTGCACGAAATCCGTGATGTCGTTGTTCACGGTCGCGATCTGCGTATTGTTCAACTGGACGAAGCTGCCGTCCGACATCTTCCAATGCGTGATGTGGGCCGGGTTTGCGACCGCATACTGATAGGCGCTGTTGACCGTATTTCGCGACGTCGGATCGGTGAGAAACGGCACCGCACTCAGGCTGGTGATCTTGACGCCGCCGCTCGCATGGTTGTACCGCGCATAGGCGGAATAGGCCGTCAGATCGCAAAATATATCATACGGCGTGAGCACGGCTTGTAGCGAAGCGTTGGTTTGGTTGCCCGCATCATCAACCGGCCAAGGCGTAGCGTCGTATGTCGCGTCCCACGCGACATAGGCCGGGTCGTCAGCCGCGACCAGTGTCTCCGATGCGCTGGAAAACAGGCGTCCATCGTCCGCGAGCCAGTACCAGTTGGTCGGATAGCTCATGTGTATTGTCCTCCGGTATTGATGATGCCCGCTGATGGGCCGGGAAGATAGTTAAGA